CTGGTCTGGGCCCTGACCGAGGGGCTGTTGGAGCCGGGCAAGCGGGCGCTGGCGCCGAATATTCGGAATTTGTGATCACGTAACGAAACACGGGCGCGGATGCGTCTGGACCGGGTGGGCCGCTGGCCTGCGCGGTCTTTCGGCATGGTTTGAGGAGAGAGGCGTATGGTATTGGATTTCTTGCGGAAAACCCCGGCGGTGTCGGGTGGGGCGCCAGCGCGCAAGGCCTCGGCCGGGGCGAAGGTGGCGGTCTGGGGCAGTGCCGGGCGCGTCGCCTGGACGCCGCGCGACACGGTTTCGCTGACGCGCAACGGGTTTCAGGGCAACCCGGTCGGCTACCGCGCGGTCAAGATGATCGCGGAGGCCGCGGCGGCATTGCCGGTCGTGTGCCAGGATATCGACCGGCGCTATGACGCGCACCCGGCTTTGGGCTTGTTGAACCGACCCAACCAGGCGCAGGGGCGGGCCGATTTGCTGGAAGCGGCCTATGCGCAAATCCTGCTGTCGGGCAATGCGTATCTGGAAGCGGTGATGCCGGAAGCCGCGATGCCGGTGGAATTGCATGTGCTGCGGTCCGACCGGATGAGCCTTGTGCCGGGCGCGGATGGCTGGCCGATGGCCTATGACTACGCCGTGGGATCGAAGAAACATCGCTACGCGCCGGAATTGATCTGTCATATCAAGGCGTTCCACCCGCAGGATGACCATTACGGGTTGGCGCCCATCCAGGCGGCGGCCACGGCGATCGATGTGCATAATTCCGCCGCGCGGTGGGCGAAATCGCTTCTGGACAACGCGGCGCGGCCTTCGGGTGCGATCGTGTATCGCGGCGTGGACGGGTCCGGGCAGATGAGCCAGGACCAGTTTGAACGCCTGCAATCCGAGATGGAAAGCCACCATCAGGGCGCGCGCAATGCGGGCCGCCCGATGCTGCTGGAAGGCGGGCTTGACTGGAAACCGATGGGGTTCAGCCCGTCGGACATGGAGTTCCAGAAAACCAAGGACGCGGCCGCGCGCGACATCGCGCTGGCCTTTGGGGTGCCGCCGATGCTGTTGGGCATTCCAGGCGACGCGACCTATGCCAATTACGCCGAGGCGAACCGGGCGTTCTACAGGCTGACGGTGCTGCCGATGGCCGCCAAGGTTCTGGCGGCGGTGGGGCAGTGGATGTCGGGGCTGACCGGCGACATGGTCGACCTGAAGCCCGATCTTGACCTGGTGCCCGCGTTGGCGGTGGAACGCGACGCGCAATGGCGCCGCGTGGCCGAGGCCGCGTTCCTGACCGAGGGCGAAAAGCGCCGGATGCTGGGTCTGCCCGAACGGCCGGAGGGCGCATGAGCGAGCGCGGTGCGGCGGGTGGCTCACGCTATTTGTATGCACCGTTCGACGCGGCCAACGCGCGCATCGAAGCCAATGAACGGGTTCTTGAGGAACGCTGGCAGGCGCTGACCTTTCGGCTGGAAGGGATCGAAACGGCGCTGTCGCGGCTGGAACGGCGGCTTTGGCTGGCGGTGTTCGGCGTGGTCAGCGTGGTGCTTGCGCAGGGTGTCAAAGAGCTGATTTTCATGAACGCAGGCGGATAGGAGTTTGATATGACGCCATTTTTGGACACGGGACTTGAAACCAAGTTCTGTCGTGTCGACACGTCGCTGAGCGTGGTCGAAGGCACAAGGATCGAAGGCTATGCCAGCCTGTTCGGGGCCTGCGACCAGGGCGGCGATGTGGTGGCACCGGGCGCCTATGCCCGCAGCCTGACGGCGCTGACCGATGCCGGGCGCCGGGTCAAGATGCTGTGGCAGCACAACCCGGCGGAACCCATCGGCATCTGGGACGAGGTCCGCGAGGACAGCCGCGGCCTGTACGTGAAAGGCCGCCTGCTGGACACGGTGGCGCGCGCCCGCGAAGCCGCTGCGCTGATCGAAGCGGGCGCGATTGACGGTCTGAGCATCGGCTACAAGACGGTGCGGGCCACAAAGAACGATCAGGGCCAGCGGCTCTTGTCGGAGGTGGAGCTTTGGGAGGTGTCTCTGGTGACGTTCCCGATGCTTCCGCAAGCACGCGTGTCATCGGCGGAGGCCCCGCTGGCCAAATCCGACACGCTTGCGGACCTGGCCCGTGTCTTTGACGACGCGCGCCACAAACTGGCGGCGCGCAAGCCCCGCTGACCCAGTCACAATCCATCAGAGGTGATGCAGATGACCGACACCCAATCTGGGCCGGCGGCCCGGCAACCGTTGTCCGAAGTGAAGACTGCCATGGGCAGCTTCATGAGCGAATTCAACCAGTTTCAAGACGATATTCAAGTGAAACTTCAAAAGCAGGAAGACCGTATCGCAATGCTGACCACGAAAACCATGACCCATGCCCGCCCCGCCTTGTCGGCCCATGTCGATCACGGCGCCCCCCACAAGAAGGCGCTGGCTGCCTATCTGCGCTGCGGCGACGATGACGGGCTGCGCGGCCTTGACCTGGAGCAGAAGGGGCTGAGCACAACGGTGAACGCCGAAGGCGGGTATCTTGTCGATCCACAGACCGCCGAAACGATCCAGTCGACGCTGCGGTCGGGATCGAGCCTGCGGGCGATTGCCAATGTCGTCACGGTCGATGCAACCTCGTTCGACGTGCTGATCGACACGACCGACACCGGTGCGGGCTGGGCGGACGAAACCACCGACACTTCCGAGACCGACGCGCCGCAGATCGAGCGGATCTCGATCCCGCTCTATGAATTGTCGGCGATGCCGAAAGCGTCGCAGCGGCTGCTGGATGACAGCGCCTTTGACGTCGAAGGCTGGCTGGCGGGCCGGATCGCCGACAAGTTCGCCCGCGCCGAAGCGGACGCTTTCATCAATGGCAACGGAACCGGCAAGCCGACCGGCATGCTGAACGGGATTTCGGTCGACAACGGGTCGTGGATCTGGGGCGTGCTGGGCCATGTCGCGACGGGCACGGCGGGCGATTTCGACGCCACCAACCCGGCCGACGCGATCGTCGATCTGGTCTACGCGCTGGGCGCGCAATACCGCGCCAACGGCACCTTCGTGATGAATTCGAAAACCGCCGGTGCGGTGCGCAAGATGAAGGATGCCGATGGCCGGTTCCTGTGGTCCGACGGGCTGGCGGCGGGCGAGCCTGCGCGGCTGATGGGCTACCCGGTGCTGATCGCGGAAGACATGCCCGACATCGCCAATGACGCGACCGCAATCGCGTTTGGCGATTTCAACGCGGGCTACACCATCGCGGAACGCCCCGATCTGCGGGTGCTGCGTGACCCGTTCAGCGCCAAGCCGCATGTGTTGTTCTATGCGACCAAGCGCGTCGGCGGGTCGATTTCGGATTTTGCGGCCATCAAGCTGCTGAAATTCGGGGTCGCGTGATCGGCATCCAACGGACATGACGATCCCGCCCCAGGGCCGAAATGGGGGGCCCTGGGGCGGACGGGGCGGCATGCACGGCACGCTTTCCAGCTGCGCGTTTCTCCGCTCGGGCAGCGCGGGCCTTGCGCCGCCCCACCTTCGAATTCGCAGGCAACAACCCGGAGACTTCCAAAAATGATGATGGTCGAATTGACCTCGGTTCCCAGTGCGGCGCTCCCCGTGAGCGAACTGGCGGATCACTTGCGGCTGGCGCGCGGTTTCGCCGATGACGGCAGCCAGGACGCGCAGCTTGAAAGCTGTCTGCGCGCGGCGGTTTCGGCCATCGAGGCGCGGATCGGCAAGGCCTTGTTCGAACGCCGATTTGCGCTGACCCTGGTGCATTGGCATTCCGAAGACGCCCATGTTCTGCCGTTGGCGCCGGTCGGCGCGATCGACAGCGTCAAGCTGATCAGTCGGGCGGGCGCGGAAAGCGTTGTGGACGGCGCGCGCTATGGGCTGCGCGCGGACCAGCACCGCCCGGCCATCGTGGCGGCGGGCAGCAAGTTGCCGGCGCCAAGCCAGGGCGGCACAATCGAGGTCGAGTTCACGGCTGGATACGGCGCGGACTGGCTGGGGCTGCCGCCGGATCTGCGGCAGGCGGTGCTGATCCTGGGCGGTGAGTTCTGGGGCCAGAACCTGGAACCCGATACCGGCATTCCGTTTTCGGTGTCGGTATTGCTGGAACCGCACCGGGCGTTGCGCCTGCGCGGGGCGGCATCATGAAACGCCCGAACCTGACCCGCAAGCTGATCGTCGAGGCGCCCGTCCGGGTGCCCGATGGCGGCGGTGGTTACATCGAAAACTGGGCCGTTCTGGGCGAGGTCTGGGGCGAGGTCGTGACGCGCGGCGCGGGCCGCGAGGTTGAAACGGCGTCCCGCCTGCAGCTGAAGATCACGGTCCGTGCCGCGCCACAGGGTGCGGCCTCGCGGCCCGGTCCGGGGATGCGGTTTCGCGACGGGGTGCGGGTGTTCGAGATCGAAGCGGTCACCGAAAGCGACCCGTCGGGGCGGTTCCTGATCTGCTTTGCCAACGAGGAGGTGGGGGCATGAGTTATGGAATGACCGCCGCGTTGCAGCAGGCGGTCTTTGCCGCGCTGAGCGCCGACGCGCAGGTGGGGGCGCTGTCGGGCGGGGCGATATTCGACGCGCTGCCGCCGGGGCCGGTGCCCGATCTGTATGTCAGTCTTGGGCCGGAACGGGCGCGGGACCGGTCCGACAAGACCGGGCGCGGTGCGGTGCATGACTTCGCCGTCACGGTGATCAGCGACGCGGCCGGGTTCAGCGCGGCCAAGGCGCTTGCGGGCGCGGTGTCGGATTGCCTGCGCGACGCCGATCTGACGCTGTCACGCGGCCATCTGGTGAGCCTGAACTTCCTGCGCGCCCGGGCCCGCAGGGTCAACGCAGGGCGCGAGATCGAGGTTTGGTTCCGCGCCTATCTGGATGATGAGATATCCTGAAGTGATGCATGAAAATCACTGCATAATACACTGATTTAAATGGAGAGTATGATGACTGCTCAGAACGGAAAAGATCTGCTGATCAAGGTCGACATGGATGGCAACAGCGTGTTCCAGACGGTCGCGGGTCTGCGCGCGACGCGGTTGAGTTTCAACGCGGAAACGGTTGATGTGACCAGCCTGGAATCCACCGGCGGCTGGCGCGAATTGCTGGGCGGTGCGGGGGTGAAATCGGCCGCGATATCGGGGTCGGGCGTGTTCCGCGATGCCGATACGGATGAGCGCGCGCGGCAGATCTTCTTTGATGGACAGACGCCGGAATTCCAGGTCGTGATCCCCGATTTCGGCATTGTCGAAGGGCCGTTCATGATCACCGCGATCGAATACGCGGGCAGCCATGACGGCGAGGCGACATACGAGATGTCGATGGCATCGGCGGGCGAGCTGACCTTTACGGCGCTGTGATGGCGAACCCGTATGCGGGCGAGGTGATGCTGGTTGTCGATGGGCAGCGGCATCGCCTGAAGCTGACACTGGGCGCGTTGGCCGAGCTGGAAGCACGGCTGGAGGCCGACAGCCTGGCCGACCTGGTGGCGCGGTTTGAAGGCGACCGACTGCGGGCGCGTGATGTGCTGATGCTGATCGCGGCGGGGCTGCGCGGTGGCGGCTGGCCGGGCGATCTGCCCGATCTGTTGGGCGCCGAGATCGAAGGCGGCCCGATGGAGGCGGCGCGGGTGGCCGCGCGGCTGCTGGCCCTGGCGTTTCGCGTGCCGCAATGACCGATGGCGGCTTTGACTGGCCCGCCTTGATGCGGGCGGGATTGCAGGGGTTGGGGCTGACGCCGGAGGTGTTCTGGCGCCTGACCCCTGCGGAATTGCTGCTGATGCTGGGGGACGAGGCCGGACAGGCGCCGATGGGGCGCGACCGGTTGGAGGCGCTTGCCGCACGGTTCCCCGATGTGACCCACAAGGAGGATGGCGATGGCCGAAGTGAATGACGGGATCGATGCGCTGGAGGACCAGATCGCCGATCTGGAAACGACGCTTGCGGGGGCTGCCGGAATGGCCGCGACGTTCCAGGCCGAGCTGCGCGGAATGCAGGACACCATGCTGTATACCGGGCGCGAAGTGCAAAGCATGAGCCGGTCCATCGGGGGCGGGCTGCGGCGGGCTTTCGACGGCGTGGTGTTCGATGGCATGCGGCTTTCGGATGCGCTGCGCACGGTGGCGCAAAGCATGGTCAACGCCGCCTACAACACCGCGATGCGCCCGGTGCAGAACGCGCTTGGCGGCGCGATTGCCAATGGTGTCAACGGGTTGTTGGGTGGATTGCTGCCGTTCCAGAAAGGCGGCGCGTTCAGCCAGGGGCGTGTGACGCCCTTTGCGCGCGGGGGCGTCGTGTCGGGGGCGACGCCGTTCCCGATGCGGGGCGGCATGGGATTGATGGGCGAAGCGGGGCCAGAGGCGATCATGCCGCTCAGCCGCGGTGCGGACGGGCGGCTTGGCGTGGCAGCCGCCGGTGGGACCGCGCCGGTGATGATCACGATGAACATCTCGACCCCCGATGTGCAGGGGTTCCAACGCAGCCAGAGCCAGATCGCGGCACAGGTCAGCCGCGCGCTGTCCCGTGGCCAGCGCAACCGTTAAGAGGGGCGGAAAAACCATGGGATTTCATGAAGTTCGCTTTCCTGCCAATCTAAGCTTCGGGTCCACCGGCGGGCCGGAACGACGCACCGAAGTGGTGGCGTTGACCAATGGGTTCGAGGAACGCAACACGCCCTGGTCGCAGTCGCGGCACCGCTATGACGCGGGCGTTGGCATGCGGTCGCTGGACGATATCGCCGCGCTGATCGCGTTTTTCGAAGCGCGGCGCGGGCAGTTGTACGGGTTTCGGTGGAAGGACTGGTCGGATTACAAAAGCTGTCAACCTTCGGTTGCGCCAGCATTCGGGGATCAGCCCATTGGCGTGGGGGATGGGGAGACCACCGTTTTCCAATTGTCCAAGACCTATCACTCGGGCGATTTCAGCTACCTGCGCGAGGTGAAGAAACCCGTCCAAGGTTCTGTTCTGGTGGGGCTTTCGGGCGATGAGCAGGTGCTTGGTGTGCATTTCAGCCTGGACACAACCGCAGGCACCGTGACCTTCGATATCGCCCCCGATCCGGGCCAGGCGGTGACGGCGGGGTTTGAATTTGACGTGCCGGTGCGGTTCGATACCGACGCGATCACGACGAGCGTTGCGAATTTCCAGGCGGGCGAAGTGCCAAGCGTGCCGGTGGTGGAGATCCGGATATGACCGGCGCGGCAGGGATCGACGCGCATCTGGCGACCGGGATCACCGGGGTTGCGCGCTGTTGGAAGGTGACACGCCCCGATGGCATGTGTTTCGGCTTTACCGATCATGATCGGGTGCTGCGCTTCGAAGGTGTTGATTACAAACCGGAAACCGGGTTGAGCGCAGCGGCTCTGAGCCAGACAACGGGCTTGTCGGTGGACAATACCGAAGCCATCGGCGCGTTGAGCGACGCGGCCATCACCGAGGCCGATATCGCGGCAGGGCGCTTTGACGGCGCTGAGGTGCAGGCCTGGCTGGTGCAATGGGCGGCACCCGAAAACCGCGTCTTGCAGTTTCGCGGCACATTGGGGGAATTGACGCGGGCCAACGGGGCGTTCACGGCGGAAATGCGCGGTCTGGCCGAGGCGATGAACACGCCGACGGGCAGGGTGTATCAGCGCGCGTGTTCGGCGGTTCTGGGCGATTTGGAGTGCCGGTTCGACCTGAACACGCCGGGCTATGCGGCCGAGGCGGTGGTGGCCGACGTTGCGGACGCGCGGGTGTTCCGGTTCGACGGGCTGGACCCGTTCGAGCCGCGCTGGTTCGAACGCGGGCGGTTCGAAGTGCTGGACGGCGCGGCGCAGGGGCTGGTTGCGGCGATCAAGATCGACCGGGTCGACGGTGGCGCGCGGCGGGTGGAGCTGTGGGACAGGCTGCGCGCAGAGATCGCGCCGGGCGACCGGGTGCGGATCAGCGCGGGCTGCGACAAGCGGATGGAAACCTGTCGTCTGAAATTTGCCAACCTTCTGAATTTTAGGGGGTTTCCTGATATTCCGGGCGACGATTGGCAAGTCTCGCACCCATCGCGGGTTTCGATGCGCAGCGGCGGAAGCCGACGTTGAACGCGGTGGTGACGGCGGCGCGCGGCTGGCTTGGGACCCCCTATGTGCACCAGGCCAGTTGCAAGGGCGCGGGCTGCGATTGCCTTGGGTTGGTGCGCGGGGTGTGGCGCGATCTGCATGGCGCCGAGCCCGAGCCGGTCCCGGCCTACACGATGGATTGGTCAGAA